CAGCCCGTTGTACAACTCGTGCAGCGCCAGCAAGTTCGACATTGGAGAAGACGGGAGTACGTTGTCCGGCACGTCCGTAAACGTCAGCAAGTCGTACGGGCCGCCTTCGGGACCGTCCCAAGGAAGAACCGCCAACGGCATCGTTTGTATGTGGCGAGGGAACGTGGCAATCGCGTTGAAGTCTGGGAGCCACACGTCGATCAAGTCGACCATCGGTTCGTATTCATCATCGTCCGTCAGGTTGCCAGCAGAAATGTCGTTGGCCTGATCTTCTGCCCGATCGTGCTTGGACGAAGGGTGCATCTTCGCCAGAATCTTCTTGTCAAAGCCGGGATGATTCTTGGCGGTATCCCACGACACTCGATACTCGTCTGCCATGAACTTACAACGCCGTACTTCCTTGGCCGTCAAGTCAAGCGTGAAATCGTCGATCGATACCCGAGAAACATAAATCTGTCCGGGATCGGCCCAAACGTCATCATCCAACTGGATCGGATCGGATTCTGCAAGATGCGTTTTGGATATTCCGACCCCGAACAGAGAATCCAAGACAATATGCTGTAGAGTTTCAGCGAACCGCATCTCACGAATCTGGTTGTTGATGCCGACTTTGAACCGGTGTGCGAATGGCCACAACTGCCGATTCGTTGTCGTGACGTTGACTTTGGGATTCGTGGCCGCCAGCCCGATGGTGTACACGTCAGCCGTCATCGAGAGCAGGTTGACGAGAACTTCGAACGTAGAGCCGTTGTCGTTGTGGTGCTTGCCGACGTACTCGCGAAGCATCTGCCGTCGATTACGACGAAACGGACGCATCCCCTCTCGGGCGGATTCGATCGCTACATAGAGTCGCTCTATGTGAAGTTCAGAGGTTAAGTCGATCATTCATTGTCACCAGTCTCCATCTCTCGTGCCAATCTACACAGATGTCTACCAATGGTAGACACTCTTAACCGTCGAATCGCTTCAGTAAGGCTTCGGCCTGTATCCTTACGTGTTGCCCCTTCATGCCCCTTCGAAACGTCGACGGCTTCTCTGAGAATGCGAGCAGTTCCCGCAAGCACTTTGCCAATTGGCCCGCTGTCACTGGCTTCGCTTGGGCTCCCTCAATAGGAACTGGTTCCATCTTAACCGCCATTGCTGATTCAAGAACCGAAACCTTCGATTCCTTTGATGCCTCCTTCTTTGCTCCCCCGCTTGTCTTCTTCGCCATTTCTGTTCTCCGTTATCGCCAAGTGTCAGCGTATCTCGTGGTAATAGTACCAAATATGTCAAGCTCTGGCTCGAGCCATGGATCTCCAGCCATCCCGTTCAACTCATCATAATCCTGAAGCCTCGCTGCCATCGAGCCCTCCGGGGCGTCCAGCAGCACTTCTTCTTCGCCTGTGTCAGGGATTGCTGCCTCTCCCATTTCGTACACTGTGAGCGATGCGGCAATCACCCGATCAGAGTGAGATTTGCCTTTAGCACCTTCATCGTCGGACTTTGTGGAACCCATATGCACGATCTTTCCGTTCTTCCATTCGTACTGGCCACACTCGTTCAACATCTCCATTGACCGTGGAATGTACGTTCCCATCCCGATTGCAGCCGCCATTCCTTCGAACAGTGTCATCCGCGTGTCGTCGTTTGTCATCCAGAAACCAGTCTTTTTTGTCAGTTTCTTGAGTCCGACGATCTCCGTTTCCCGCTGCCAGAGCTTCGGATAACGCAATTCGTCTTCCACTACCTTGAAGAATCCACCGCAGAAATTTGCTTCCGGAATCATGACAGCATCGTAAAACCACCGACATATCGCTGTGCAGATGATACCGAATCGCCTTGGCTCTGCGAGGTTGGACGACCATTCCGCCACTTGTTCACCCGTCATTTTATTGAGAATCGATGCAACGGAATTGGACGTGTAGTGCCCGCCGCTTCCGCCGCCAATGTCAATTCCTGCCGTGTACATCCCAAATGGCGGCTTTCCGTTGATATCTGGCTTGAACCACAAGGACAGTTCCCCGGATTCGTCTTCAACCAAGTATGGCTCGATCGGCTGCCCATTTTCCATGTCCACAATTATTCGCCCGCGAAAGTCCGGGGGCCTGGCACAATCAGCCTTGGCCTTGGTGATGATCTCATCCGAGATAACCTTCGATACAGCGCCCTTTGGATTCCGATCAAGTTCCTGCGCGATGCCACGCGGAGTCGCCCCCGGCCGCAGGCATTGGTGGTTGTACCAGTTGTTGCGAATGACTTCGGTACACTTGTAACCACGTCGAACCAGCTTAGCGTGCTGCCCGCGAATAACTTTAATTTCATAGGGGCTCAACTTCCCTCCATATTTTTTCGGATCAACATCCCTGACCGCATTGTGTTGCATGACATAGAGCTTCCGGTTCTGGATCGGATTGTCCTTCCAGTCGAGAACCTGATATAGCGCATCACTGTTTCCTTCCTTGGCGTCCTGTGCCGCATCAAAGAATGCACCCGAATCTCCACCGAACGTCGACACCAGAAATCGACAGTTCGCGACGTGCTGGGTTGAGTTCATCACGTCGTAGTCCTTGCCACCCTTGATGAATTCCTGTCCGCCGATCTCGTCAATTGCGAAAACGGTTTTCCTTCCACCACGAGCTACGTCGCCAGTCGCTGAGTATCCCACGATAGACGCACCGTTCATCGGATTGATCAACGAGTGTTCGCCGTAGTTGCGGTGCTTGATCTTCGAGAACCCTTCGGGCATCATCCACGCGGGGAGCATACTCAACGCCCAGTCGATCTTCCACATCAACGTGTCGGGATCTCGTGCCGAGTCTACGAGTTCTTCCGTTCGAGTCACCAGTCCAGCGGAAAACATTTCGTCACGCAACCACCGACGCAAGCAGATCATCAAGTACATCCAGGTGGCGCCCTGCCCCCGGCTCTTATCAAGTACCAAGTCGAGGCAGGCTTGCGTGGTTTCGTACAGCTTCTCCGCGTCGTCAATCGCCTTGTCCATTGCGATCATCACGGGCTCTTGATGCTTCCACGGAATGAATGGCCGGATCTTGATTGCCGACCGTGGCTCAAAGCAGAACCCGAATGCTGCGAACCAGAACAGAACGTCTTCCATCGCCGCCTGCCGGAAATCGCTCTGCATCCCCTTGTCCCGAATCGCAGCTTCACGCCACTCCGCTCGCCATGCAAGATTCTCTTTTAAGTCTTTGGGGACAAGATCGTAGTAAGGCGTTGACTTTCTCATTCGTCGACCGGTTTTTTCAATTCCGGATTAAGACGAAACAACTCGCGCCGCCATGCCTGAACACTCAGTTCATACGTTTCGTGATCTAATCGCGTCCACCGATTGGGCACGTCGACGACAATCGTGCCTTCCTTCAGATACCGCAGCACGTCTCCCGGGGTTGCCTCAGGTGACAGTCTTCCAAGCGCCACGATTCCCAGCAATAGCAACGCAGTCGACTGGATAATAAACACCCACGCCCAGACAACGCCAATGCTCTCCGGCCTCTCTGGTCGCTCTGGTCGTTCTGGTCGTTCTGGCCTCTCTGGCCTTTCTGGTCTTTCGTCCATCATCTTCCCTCTTCGTGTTCTATCAACTTTGTCACCGTTCGTTCCAATGCCTCTGCCGTAAACTGCATCGTCCGGGCGACCGCTGCCTGGTTGTGATTAAGAGCATTTAACTCCACCATCAATTGTTGCTGCGAGCGAAAGTCGATTCTCATTGCCTCCAGTTGTGGGGAGATTGAAATAAACCAGACCGTAACGAACGTAATCAGTCCAAAAGCGTAAGGGCCGTAAGTGCTCGCCAAAACCTGTGCAATTGTAAACGAGATTTTTCCTGTGTCTTTGTCTGCGGTTGCCATAGCTAAAGCCTGAAATACAAAATGAGAAGTGAGCCAATTATGGCGATAAGAAAGAGGACGATGCCGAGCCACTTCATGCGGCGCTCGTCTTGATTGCTTCTGCGACGGTTCATTTTACCCATTCCCAACGGCATTCATTGCCATTTGTTCGGGCCTCAACAGCCCGTTTGCCGTCGTTGTCGAAAGCGATCGATGATTCGAATCCGTTGGAAAAGCTGAAAACGTCGAGCCTGCTGACAGCCAGTCGCCTGCTGACACTGATTGACGGGAACCAGCGTTGGAACCATTGTCGTAACGGGCACCAGTTGTTCCACGTAAACAGGCGCGGCTTGAACCTCTACACATTGAGCTACCGGAGCCCGGCGAACGACAGTCCGCGTTCTGGTTCTTACCCGATCAACCAAGCCAAAGCTCGAATTGGTGGCAACTACGCATTGACCTGTCTCACACTGATCGCCCAGTCCGAAGGTTGGGGCTGGCGACTCTGCCGACGCGGACGCAGCAAAACAAAAGCTAATCGCTAATACAAAAATCGTTTTCATTGTCATTCCTTAAAGTCCAAAGTCAGGACCGCCAACGCCCGTGCCGTTTCCGGTCCCCGGCGCGCCTGTAGATTCAAATTTCAATCGCCAACGCTCATGCAATTCTTCAACCTCTCGGCAATATTCAACCCAATGCAATGACGTAAACGCTTCCGGACGATCGTCTGGTGGCGGTAGTGGCTCAACTTGATCTTCCGCCCAAATCGGCAACGTTGTGATGGACGTTTGAGAAACAAAAGCATTCTCGAAAATTGGATCGTCTAATCCTTCTTTCTCGATCCCTGTCCAGTCCCAATCGTTGAGTTCGGTTAGCCCCGGTGGACGTGGATACCCGGCCGTCGACCTCGTTCGGGCTTGACGATATATCTCTGCCGTTTGTTGACCGGCGCCGTGGTTATTCCATTCCCACGTCAATAGCCCGTACTGAAAATTATCAATATCCGACCACACGCCGCTGCCGCTTTGCCCGCCAATCGCGTCGGGTTCCCAGAACCAGACACCATTAGATCCGAAGTCGACCGTTCTGATGTCCGTGCCACTGTGAGGCTGGCAACGTGGAAAGCCTTTGGTGTAATGACTTCCGGAAGGTTTTTTCTTCGACAGATAAACCGGAGCGATTTTCTGATAGGGCTCGGTTGTTTCGAGCACCGCCCAATCCGATATCGTCCGATCGCTGTAAGCTGCCTGAATGACACGGGCGCGAATATTATCGCCCGTTGATTCGACAAACACTTTCACAACGCGGCCAATTGCCGTTCCTGCGACGTGGGCGTTGGTAAGGATCAACGCGTGCCCGTTGGGTTGAATACCGCATATCGATCCACTCCCACACGAATTGGAATTGATAATGCGACACACCGCACGAATCGACGGGCCAGTTGAAGTCATCAAGTCGCTCCAAAGATTTCAAGTAGTTGTAACAGCAACGGAATAAACTTTTCCAGAAAATTAATCAAACCTTCCCAATCGATTTGGCCTTTGTCTACCTTCCCGTCAGAATCCAACGGGAGATAGGTTTCGGTTTGATCATCGCCAGAATAATAAATCTGCACAACCGCCAGTTCTTCGGCATGGTTGCGAAACGCGGGACTGAGCATCGCAACGCGAATCCGCAATACCTGAACCCGCGTTAGCTTGCCCTGCTGCATCAACGACCGTGACGCCTTGATGACAGCCACACGAAAGTCTGATTGTTGCGCCGATACAGTCACGTTTGGAGCCGGTGGCTGAAGATCCTGAGCTGGCAAAGCCGACGCTGCCAGGAGGACTAAGGGCAGGAGTAACAGATAACTTGCACGTCTCGTGTTACGCATAGTTCTCACCTTTGGGTTGGTGCTATCGTCGGCTTGGTTCCGGCCCTTTGGTTTGGAGGCTCTGGGCTTGTTTCCAATCCTTGCGGTAGGCTTAACGCCGACCCAGTGCCACGGTTTGTTCGGAATCCTGCCTGTAGGATACGACTCAAACGGCATTTGTCAATCGAATGACAGAAAAGGCCCGGTTTCCGTGTTATCTTGCCCTTGCGGGGTAATGTTCTCTGGAAGCTCCGGGCCAACCGTTCCGCCGATCTTCCTGGGAGTGGATCGCGTCAGTACGGTTCGTTCTCTACTCCACTTTAGTGCGTATCAGTCCCTTTATCCTTCTCCCACTTAGAGAGAGTTCTCAGTACGTGGCCCCGTGCGTTTGATGGTTAAGCGTGTCTGTTCTCATGTGGGCCGATTGCTCGGACGAAGCTCACGTTGTCAGGGTAGGACATTGCGTGAAACCAGACTCCCTTATTCTAGCGAATTTCTGAGGTTCGCCCCTTCACCATTAAACGTCGAGAGTCCCTGGTTCCGAAGGCGTTCGCAACAATCCACCTTTGACGCCGACTGGTAAGCCCGACACGTCGTTTTTTTGCCTGTTACTTTCACGGAATCCATTTCCTCGTTTTCGGACTCAAACTACATCTC